GCCGCCGCTAGGGACGCCGCTTGGGCCGCCGCTAGGGACGCCGCTAGGGCCGCCGCTAGGGCCGCCGCTTGGGACGCCGCTGGGGACGCCGCTGGGGACGCCGCTAGGGACGCCGCTAGGGCCGCCGAAGAAAAATGGCAAGCAGCGAAGATGTTGGAATATTTGGAGGCAACAGCATGAAAATCACGAACCCGTTACAAACCATGATCCTGTTTGCCCCGTTCTCGCTGGCGCTGTGGGCGCTGGCAGCCTGGGGGGTATCGGCCATATTCGCCATCCCGTTTTGGACGGCGGTGTTATGGCTGGTGGTGATCGCGCTGATCGGCGTTGGGACGGTGAGCGTGTGGATGACCAGCAGGGGGATAGCATGAGACTCACACAGAGAAATTGGACAATGTATCTTTCGAATAGTGGACGAATAGCAGGCGTTACCTCTGACACCCAACTAATTTGTGAATTGCACAAATCCGGCAACCCGAAATTTATTGACGACGCCCTCCTTATCGCCGCCGCTCCCGACCTGCTCGAAGTGTGTCAATCTGCGTTATCTGCGCTGAGAAGTTATCAGTATGGCAATGGCGCGACAGAACTAGCTAAAGAAGTGGCTGATCGTGTCCAGGCCGCCATTGCCAAAGCTGAGCAATCATGACAGCCCGTTACGGTTATTACCAACCCCGCCCGATCCGCAGCCTGGCGCTGACGCCCGAGGCCGCGCTGACGGTGCAGGACAGCCCCGAGTTCAAGGCGCTGCTGGCAGAATATTACGCGCGGTTCCCCTACATGCGGCCGGCGGTAGACCTAGAAGAAACCGAGGCCGAATTCACGGCGCGTATGATGGCCAAAGAAATTGAGCCGGTTCACCACATGCCGGCGAATGCCGACAACCCAGATTATTTTGAAATGTTTTAGGAGGATGAAATGGAACAAACACAGCAATTAGCCAATCAGCAGCCCACGCAGATGGATACAATCAAGAATTACATTCTGTCACCCGAGGTCAAAGAGCGCTTTTCCGACATGATGGGCACCAACGGGATTTACTATCTGAATCAGGTCATGATCCTGGTCGCAAATAGCGACGAACTCCAGAAATGTTCTCCCAAGTCAATCCTTATCTCAGCCATGCGTGCGGCCAGCCTGAAACTTTCCGTTGACCCGGCGCAAGGACAGGCCTGGATTATCCCATACAATGGCGTGGCCACATTCCAACTGGGTTACAAGGGTGTTTATGAACTGGCGCAACGTACCAATTATTATCGCTTTATCAACGTTATCGACGTGTACGATGGGGAGCAGGTCGAAGAGAATCGCATGACCGGGATGCACACGCTTACGGGAAATCGCAAGGCTTATGACAGCAAGGTCATTGGCCGGATGCTGTATTTCCAGTTATTTAACGGTTTCGAAAAGACTTTCTACATGACGTCTGAAGAAATCGAGCAGCACGCTCGCCGTTACAGCAAGGCTTATAACTCGCCCAAATCCAAGTGGAATGACAAGTTCGAGCGGCCTAAGATGGAACGCAAAACCGTCCTTGTGAACGGCCTGCGCAAGTGGGGACGCTTCAACCAGGGCGATCTGGATCTGGTCAACGAGATCGAGAATGCGCAAGGGTGGCTTGATCGGGGCAGCGAATTACCCGACGAAAGCGAAGTCACGCATGTCGAACCCGAGCAGCGCACGGTCGAGGAAGCTATGGCCAGGTTGGGTTATGAGCCTGAAAAGAAACCAGCCAGCGGCAACGGACACAAGCCCGAGACTACCCAGGCTCCCGCGCCGGCCTCCTCGACCCCCGAATGGGACGAGACCCTGGCGCCCGCCGAGGAAGTCTACGATCCGAACAACGGCAAGCGCGGCGTGAAAATCGGGAAGCACGAATACCCCTCGGCATGGGCCAAGATGTTGGCAGGTTATACCCGCTGCAATGTCTTTGAGGTTGACGGCATATTACAGCAGGAGCGACCTGCCGGCGACAAGGCGCCTGAGGATGTGGTAGCGCTGATCGACTACCACCTGGATCATAAGCCGGCTAAATAATCCAATTCCCTTACCGCCGTCCAGGGGTAACAGCCTGGGCGGATTGGAGAAAACATAATGAACCAACGCACCAGAGAGTTAATTGATTGCCTGATTGGATCGGCCTATGATACTGGATTTTATTCAGGCCAGCGCGAAGATGGCCAGCCCCATCACGTAGAGGCGATCAGAAAGCGCACACAGATCAAGGCGGAACTTATCGTAGCAATTGAGGATGAAATCAAGGCCGCCGTTCCCGAAGAAGTCCAGGCCGGTAAATCCTATGCCGAATACTTCCACGGCGTTAAACCGCATGGCGATTACAACGCGAAAGGTGGATGACATGGCAAACATCAAACAATTACGCGGCGGGGATATCCGCGGCGTAAACATCGACAACCTCGATAACCCCGACAACCCCTACTGGAAAGAGCAGACCGAGGAAGCCGCCCTTATCCTGGATGGTGCGCTGAGTGAGGTCGAACTGTACACGTTCTATTCCACGCTGCCCGACGATCAGACCGCAATGGATACCTTTCGTGCAATTTGTCAAAAAATAAAGGAATGCGAGAAATGAAAACAATTCCTCTCACACAAGGCAAGGTTGAATAAATATGCCAAAAACACACGCAATTAAAAGCGATTATCCTGCATCAAGTATGGAGTATAAGCGAGAGTATAACCGTCTTTACCGCCTGGAACACCCAGAGACCGGTCGAATAGCAAGCGCAAAATATAGGGTGGCCAACCTAGAAAAAGTGCGTGAGTGTGCAAGGGACTATGCAAAGAGAAATCGCCTAACTCACCCGAACGAAACGCACACCAGAGATCGAAAATTGGCCCTATCTAAAAACTACGGAATTACAGAGGACGAATATAACGACCTATTCGAAAAGCAGAGTGGGTTGTGCGCTGCTTGCGGAAGTTCAGAAACTTCGCTAAAAGGATACCTGTGTGTTGACCACGACCACAAGACCGGGAAAATACGCGGCCTACTTTGTCGGAGATGCAATGTGGCGCTTGGATTAGTTAACGACAATACAACTATCTTAATAAAAATGATAGATTACCTAACTCCCAACGAGGCTGCCCTTGCTTACGACGCCGCCGCCAGAAAATTATTCGGCGAATTCGCGTCGTTTAATGTTCCCGAAAAACAGGAGGTCTGAATGAACACAAACTACGATGTTCCCGCGGACCCCCACTTTGAGGCCCCCCGCCGTGGCGAATGGGGTGGTGATATACGCCGGGAGGAATGCCCGGATTGCGACGGGCAGGGAGCTTTCCCGGACTTTGACGTAGACCTGTCATGGCCCGATTATGTCGAGTGCGAAAAGTGCCACGGTACCGGCTATGTGGAATACGAGGATTTGCCCGAGCCATCCGAGAGAGAGGAATAATGACCATGTTTGACGATATTGATCGAGTCGCTGAGATAACAAGATTGCACGCCATTGTCGATTCTCGTGGTGAAACAATCGAAGAATTGAAGGTGGAACTTGCCGCGCAGTCCAAAATGTCGAGCGAATGGATTGACGCGCAGGCCGCTGAGCTGGCGCAGTTGCGCGAGACTTTTGGTACGCAAGACGATCATTTGCACAATTTGCTGGCTGCCGTCAACGCGGAGCTGGCAAAGTTGCGCGCGGCGAATGCGTGGGTACCCGTAGGGGAGAGGTTGCCGGAAGTGTACGGTATATATTTGGTTTTAGCCTATCGCAAACAACATCTAAGGGCATTTTTCCCTGGGGATGGAATTGAGGGATGTCCTCCACCGCACTTCATTTGCGACGGCATCACTCACTGGCGGCCATTACCCGCCGCGCCCGAGGAGAGTGAGAAATGAGCTATAACGAACTGATTACGCATTTACAAGCCGACCTTGATCGCGCGAATGCCAGATGCGACGCGCTTAGGAAAAATTGCAATGATGAATTTCACAGGGCATGGCAAGCGGGGATTGAACTGAATGCACTACGCAAAGCGTTCACTGAGGAGGCTACCACATTGCGCGCTGAGTTGGTCTCTTTGCGCGATGCAAACGCAGCCACTTGTTTGTGGCGCGAAGGGGCAGACGGCGGCGAATGGGATACGGCGTGTGGCCTATCCTGGATATTTATCGACGGGGGACCAGAGGACAACAATGTCACTTTTTGTCCGAACTGCGGAAAGCGCGCGCTATTTGCGTATCATCTTGAAGCGAAGGACGAGGAGGAGGAATGAACAACGAGACCAGGACAAATATCGAACGTATCAAGAAATTAAACCAAATGGACGACTTCACCGACAAAAACTTGGTCGAGTTTCACGCTCTTTGTGTAGCCGTATTATTCCCGCTGCTGAACGAAATAGATCGGCTAAATAAAAAAATAAAGACCTTAGAGCAGGCGGCGAAGAAATGACTACCAGCCCCGCGCAATACCCCCTGGGCGCCCTGGTCATCTGCCCCGACAACCGCCCCGGCCGCGTCGTGGCGACCCTCGTTACGGATTGCAACGGGCGTCCCATGCTCGGCGTGCGGGTAGACGACGGGCAGAAATTGAATGCGGTGATATTCTGTTATGCGGAAGTGCTCCGCGCAAGTGAGGCGAAATGAAATGGGAATTAGACGCACTGAAAATGTTAGCTAAAAATCCAACTGTTCCTGGGATAGCCCTAGCAGACGCGGTGCACGAAATAGAGCGTTTGCGCGTGGTGTTGGCGAAAGCCAGTAAACGCGCCGACTTAGCCGAGGAAATTGTTGAGCGTGTTATTGGGGGAAGAAATCCATACGACAAGACAACAGATAGGGAGCTGATCGAGGCATGGCAAAAAGCAAAAGGCGGTAGTAAGCCATGACCCTCGCCGCCCTTCAATGGCTTGCCGCCCTCGCGTTATTCGTCATCCCCGCCATCCTGATCTACTCCTTCGTCACCCCCATGCTGCGCAAGGCACGGCATTTGCGGGCGCAGGCTGAGTATAAGGCGAGGCTAGGTGTGCTTGGCGCACGCATAAACACCAATTTTAGCAAAAAGGATAGCGGTGGGGGAGGGGTTTGATGAAACTATTTTGGTCTATCGTTTGCGCAGGAATTAGCGTGACCATCATCCTATTTGTCGTGTTGGTAAAATTCGAGCCGGGTTGGTTGCATACGCTGGGCTTCGCATGGGCGATCATCTTTGGCCTGGCGGCTCTCGTCATATTCCTTGTCGTCGTTGATGATCGCCACCTCGAAATTGAGGAACAACTGGCACGAATTGAAATACTGAAAGATAAGGACCTGAAACGGCTTGAACTCTACACGCGCATTCCCCGCGAGGGATGGCCGTACCTGATGAGCGAACGCGGATTGGTCATTGACGCCAAAGGCAGCCAACCCATCACAAAAGTGCGCCTCCTCTTTGGTGAGGTGCCGCAAGACTTTATCGAGGACTTTATCAAACACAGCGACCCTAACTTTGTCAGGCCGGTGCGCTTTTACGCGGAAGGCCAGACCTGGAACGACGGCGGCAACTGTCGCAAATATGCAACCATCTGCATCCAACACATCCTTGAAAAACAGTATGCCGGCGGTCAGCCGAATACGCCGAAGCACTGGACGACAAATGGGAGAACGCAATTTCAATATGAGGCAGGTCTTGGGATAAAGGACTTGAAATGACGAACCAAACGACAACTCAAACCACAGACCGCGTCCAAACCACGGACATGGCACAAATTTGCACGGAGCTACTGAATAGGCATTCCGATATGTCCTGGCGCGAAATCGCCGCTATGCCCGATTTTAGGGGCATTCCAGCGGGTACGCTTTGGTCCATTGCGAAGGGGCGGGAACCAAAGAGCCTGCGTTATCGGACCATCTTGAACTTGCCCGCACTTATCCCAACCCCAGCCTGCCCGAAGTGCGGCGCCGTCCACACGACCAAACGTTGCACGGCGAATAAGCCCGCTCCGCGCCCAGATTGGAGAAAAGAACTGGGTATAATAATAGAAAAGCGATTGGAGGAAATATGAACGAAACAGAATTGAAACAATGTCCGTTCTGCAAGGGACAAAGCGTTGGTTACAATTCGTTGGTGATTACTGATAAGGGCCACGTACTTTTTTTGAAATGCCCTGACTGTAAAACGAATTTTAGAGTATTACGGCACATTTATAACCAACGCCCGATTGAGGACACCCTCCGCGCCACCCTTGCCCACGCCGTTGAGCAGATGAATATCGCCATATTCTGCTGTCCGGATAAACGATGGAAAGAGGCCGAAGACCTGCGCGCGGAGCTGGCGGCCGCCCGTGCGCGCGCGGATGCGGCTGAGGCCGTTGTCGCGGAATGGCTTCGCGGTAACGATACCTACGCCCTAGCTTTTGCCCTGGATGTCCTGGCAAAGTCAAAGAAATGAAATGAATAACGAATTAAAAAACAAAATTCTACTTTTGGCGGAAGTGGCAAAGCCCACCGACATTCAAAAGAAAGAACTTATTGATAACTGGGAGAAGTATTTTAATCAATATTCCATCGTTGACGAGCATCAGCAACGGGAATTTGAGGCAGTAATGAGGGCCAGATTAATATCTGGCATCGTATCTATAGTTGCACCACAGGAGATGAAATGACCCCTTTAAAGCTATGCCCACTGTGCGGTGAAGATGCACACGAAAAAAACGAGAGCAATTGTTATTGCTCAAATAAAGAGTGTTCCCTGCACTATGTGTCAATTCCCTTCGAGGAATGGAATGACCGCCCACTAGAAAAACATAAGGATAGGTATATTGAATATCTAGCTGCGCAGGCGTACATACCAGACGCTGCGGTTGTTGTGCTAGAGAAAAAATTGTCTCTAGCAGAGGCAGGGGAGCGTACCTGGAAAGCATCATTCGACAAGCTTATAGAAACCGAAACGAGAGACCAAAATCACATAAACGCCAACGATTGTTGGTGCCACCCATTTATCGAGGATGGCGAAATAGTACATAAATCCAGTCACGATCTTGCGATTGACCGGAATAATGCACAACATAATGCAGAGGAGTGGCACAGATCTTTTGACAATCTTATAGACACCGATATGGAGTTCAAGAGTCATTACGAAGCCAGGGAAACGTCCCTGCTCAAAGAGATTGAAAGACTGAGGGGCGAAATGGACGCAATTGATGGGCCAAAGGAGGGGATGAACACAAACATCACGAATAATTATAACCTTCCCGATAACGATTCAACTAGGCAAAAGACGATAAAAGATATACTTTCGTTCTTCCCATAATAATTCTTATCACCACCATGCACTGCAAGCCCCTGGATAAGGGGCTTTCTATTTTACAAATTACCCCCATAAGTGTCAATTAGCTTTTCCATGTTTGCAGATATCGAGTATAATAAGCGTATCACCCGCCGAGCCTTCTACCGCCCTTACTAACGACGGCAAGCTCAAATTGGCTAACCCGACTGGTACCGGAAGGGTTATCGCGGCTGGCAACGCGAGGGTAGGCGGCGGCCCCAGCATTGGCCGCCCGCTTCTTTTAGGGCGGTTATCCAAGCGGCCAAAGGAAACTGACTGTAAATCAGTTGGCGACACGCCTTCGGAGGTTCGAATCCTTCACCGCCCACCTTGTATCTCACATCATGCGCTGATGTGGTAGACAAATATGTAACCCAACCTGACACCATTCGCTTAACCTGTACGTTTGTGTACAGGTGTTTAGTCCGCCCCCGCCAGGTCATCATTTTCGAGGACTATATCTCCTCGCCCGCCTTGCGTAGCCGATAAACCACCGCAATATTTCCATTGGCCATACGCGCCTTACGTGCCGTGATCGTGCCCTTCTCAACGTCCAACTTCAATCTTTCAGCGACTGCCCTCTTGGATATGCCCATGACATGGGCGCAGTCCTCGGTGGTCATTTCGTCTGGTTCCATGGCGGTGTGATAATACTGCTCTCGCAGATATTCCTCTAACTCATTGTAGCCGAATGTCAAAGTCGGTTCACTTTCGGTTGCGGCAGAGGATACATTTTTTCTTTCACTTGGCATTGTCCATCCTCACATAAAAAGACAACTCCCCCAATGTGGGGGAGCCGTATACGGTCTATTCTTTCAACAAATGGGGTACGAAGTTGCCATCCAGGGGTTACGACTAATTGGATGCGCCCGCGTGCACTAGGTAGTATTACCTGACTAAAGCGATGCCTGTGTGACCTGACCATCGTATCGGGCATCCGCGTTCCCCACTGCGTCGCTTCGCTCATACCTGCGGTCAGCTCCCTGGTCAGGGCCGTGGTCTCATAGGCTGTACTGCCTGTCGTGCCGATATGGTGGGCGAATTGGAACAGGTGATCCCCGGCCTCTACCCAATATTGCCACCAGGAGCTGTTGCCCGTAGATTCGTCCTTGACAGCGTGTAATTCACGGGCGACCCGTTCTGTTGACTGCTCACTGATACCGCCATGGGCTTCCGTTCCACGAATTACTACTATTTGGTATATTTTCGCAATGGGTCCGAACATTTCGACCGCTGCCTCTTCCTGGCTGGCGATATTGGGAATGATATCTACCGCGTTGTGGTGATTGCCGTCTACCAGATCGCCATTGATGACAACCGCGATTTTACGGGCGCCCTTGGTGACGGCTGGCACATACTCACGCCAGAAATGGGTAAAGGCGTTCCAGGTATAGTCCTGAAATTTTGACGGTGAAAACCTTGCCCCGTTGTCCTGGCGGATGCCCCATGTAGAACAAAGCCCGCTCAACGACCCAACGTGAGTGTCACTGATGGTTATGATTGCGTCCATGCTACCCCCTGGTACACGCTGATTACGTTGCCGTTCTGTTCAACTTTCAATGATGGCTCCTTTGTGTGCGTTTCTACGGAAGGGGTAATGACGGGTCTGCCATTACCAGTTATTCCCAAATATTTGGACGCGGATAGTTTTTGTCACGCCGTATCGATTCTTGATGTAGATATTAGTGCCTGTCATCCCATGGTAAACCGACAAGGTTCCGCCCGCGTCAGACCCAAGCGTGCAACTCAATCCCTGGCTAGCAACGCTTGTAAACGAACCTGCCTTGCTGCAAATAATCAGTTGAGTGGTGTCATCCGTAACGTTAGAAATCAATAGCATACCGAGGAACTCGGCCCACACAATCGCGTCATTAGCGTTCAGGGATAAGCCTTGACCCTGAATAAACCCACCCCATCCGGTAACGAGGCTATATGTAGGCAGATTTTGCGTGTCGGTAAACACATTCGCCGTTCCCAGCAGCGCCGCAGCGCCCGTGGCAGGGACGGTCAGGGTGAACACACCCACATTGACATGTCCCGTTCCTCCGAGTATTGCCGCCTTGATGTTCGCCCAGGTCGTACGTTTCATTTTCTGCCCGACGGTCGTCTCGCTCACGTCATGTGCGAGCAGGGTATCAGCATCGTCGGGAGTGGTTTGTAGTGAGTAATCAGTCCATAAAGGCATAGTATTCTCCTATTTACGAAATGCGTTTCCAAATATAGACGCCAATCCAAGGCATCGTGTTGTCCCAAGCCGTTCCGCTACCGGTATTTTGGTTGGTGGCAGTTGCGACATTGTTAGTGGCGACTCGGGTGTCAGTAGTGACAGTACCGATGCTGTACCCCCAAATTGATCCAATGGTCCCACTGGGGCTTGTTGTTACTGCATTGATATTGTGGTTATGCGCGTTCTGCGTGTGGTTATGGGCGTTCTGAACGTGCGCGTGAGCAGGCATCTCTGCGGAAGTATTTGTATGGTTACTGGCACCACCAGTTGACCCGGCACCGTAAACCGCGTCAGATGTGCCTACACCAATTGGCACACGCCCAGCAGCATAGGCAACCCAAGTTCCATAACCGAGCGAAGTCGCTGGATTTGTGGCTTCAGTCGAGAGATAGAGCCCATTTACCTTGATGCCCTCCATCAGAGGAGCCAACATCGCCGCCAGAGAAGACAACGTCATGGCTTTGGTTTTGTTGATGGTTAGAGGCTCACTGATGTCATTGATAAGCAGCAAATCAGCAAAGACTGGGGCGGTCAGCAGGGTATCTGGGTTCGCTGCAAGCGCGCTAAGTTTGATTGTTGTCATCCTGTGTACTCCATTCCTACAATATCAGTCACCGAAATAAATCCAGCAGTCAGATCCATGTCCATCTTTGTGATCTCGCCAAATATTTGCTTTCCATATAGCGTGCCATTCAGGACATTGTTGCCAACCTCCAACGTGGACGGTAACAACTTTACGTTCTGCTTGTAGCGCAACCGGTAATAGTCACGCAGGTGCGCCAACACAAGATCGGCATTGTCGGTATTGACCATCGTCGCTCCGGATACGACCAGCGCATTCTTGTTGACGAAATTAGTGATCCCGGTTTCTGTAAACAAGTACGATTTTTTACTGTCAATCCATGAATACCCGGTAATGGTCACGGTGTCAGCGGTGTCCATTGACAGGCGCAGGTTATCCGGGCCGATGTCATATTCGCCGCCAGCTTCGAGGGTATCGCCGTTCTCGGTCACGAACAAAACTTCGCCCTCAGTCACTAACTCCACCGGGGTATAGCCTGGCCCGGTAATCACAATCGACGGTACATAATACGGCTTGTCAAAAATTATTTTATGCGAACCTGCTTCGAGATATTTGTCAAATATTGTATCCAGGACGGTTGACTCGCTGTAGTTATGTGATACCAGTTCGATGCTGGTCACGAGCGGTAGCAACTCAATTGGCTGATCGCGCAGTTTCCCCACCGGGTAGATAGTCAACATGGCAGTAGATTCTCCGTCGTCAATAGTGCCACTATCCGGGTCAAGTATGTTTTCGATGTCCGGACTCTCAATTGCAAAGATATAACTCTCGACCCAACCCTCTAGCGGATCATCATCTCGAATAACACCACCGTCCGGGTCAAGAATAGTGCCCATGTCCGGATCTGTGATCCTGTAGTTATAAGGCAGGTTTAACGGGACGATATCAAGCCTGTCGCTATGTGCAGTCGATACCTTTGCGCCTGCGGCAAATAGTACCTGCTGTAACGCCTGACGACAATTACCAGGCGGCGTCCAACCGTAAAGCGTAACGGCGTCGAATGTATAGTCCAAATCAAATGCAACCGAAAGGGGAGATAGTATGTCGCTGAGAATGGCGCTGAGTAGCGTCGGTGTTTCCCAAAACATGCCATCAAAATCGGTTGCATCGAGGACGCCCAACAAATCGATGCCGTCGAATTGGTAGACTTTCTCGCTGACATTTTTCCATGCCAGCAAATAAAATTTACCAAGGAACTGCTGGACGCCAGCAACACTCTCGTAGACCGTCAGTGGTAGGCGTTCTGATAACAACTGAAAGCGGTCACCCTGGAACATGCTAAAGGTGTCATCCTCATTCAGCACCTTGCATTCGACAGTCGAGATCGGAAGCTCCGTACTGATGGGACTCACCTCGCGCAAAATCGTGGCGCTGATGACCTCGGAGCCGGAAAACTCCATCGTGTCGCCAGTCGTGACGACAAGCGAGATGCTCGGTTTCGTCGCGGTCATAGGGGTATCCTTGCTGGGGATATGGCGATCACGGAGAATTTCAGATTCTTGAAATAGTTGACGCCGCCTTCGTTCCATTTGAAAACAGTGTCACTTATGCCCGCAAAGTAACACTCAAAGGTCAAATCACCGCCTTCGTTTGGCATGGTGATTTCGTGACTCTCGACGGGTTCGGTTAGTTTCACCCAAAGCGCGGCATAATCAACGGCGTTATTCGCCGACTGACCGACTTCCACCTCAAAATTGTAGAACCACCCGATAGTCTCCGTGTGAAGATTTCCGTCAGCAGTTCGCTCGGCCACCTTGAACAATGAACTGGCCGTGCGGCTAACAACCTTGATTGGAAGATCATAACTTATGGTATCGATGACGATCATCCCGAACTCCTGGTAACGAGACTGGAACCAACGCGTGTATTTTCACGATCAATACTGGGTTTCATCAATCGAATCAGTTCGCCCATGCTACCGCCGAAAGTGACATTGATATTCTGGTTACCCATTCCTTGTGTTTCCTCCCGAACGATTCTCCGTATCATATCTTCGGGAGCAAGAATTTCGTTTTGGGATTTATTATCCCCAAGCATAGCCATAAAGGGCGCGTTGGGGGGAACGACTGCGCCCGCAGCTAGATGTTGTATTGTCCCTATGGTTACACGTGATATCCCTGGTAAACCTACAAGGCTTCCGACACTATTGGCACTATCAATAATGTTATTTATTCCATGTGTTATCTTACCGATAAGAAGGTTCATGAGGTCGATGATACCGTTCAAGGCTGTTTTAGCCGCACCTGTTACGGTATTCCACAACCCAGTGAAAAACCCTACGATGCCACCAGTACCATTTCCATTCGCAGATCCACTTAATGCGATGCCAAATGCGTCTTGTATCGGCTTGGTCACGTAATCATAAAACCAGGTTTTAGCACCTAACCAGGCATTCACTACATTTGTCCAGGCAGTCGCCATAACGCCTGGCATGTCATCACGCCAGGCGTTAAAAAGACCGCCTATTGGACCGGTTACAGTATCAACAAACCATTGCTTAGCGCCTGTCCATTTGTCTACAATTCCCTGCCATACAGCCGCCGCGATAATCGGCATATCGTCACGCCAGGCAGCAAAGAGGCCCGTAATTGGTGCAGTTACGTTGTCGGTGAACCACTGCTTGGCTCCATTCCATTTGTCTACTACATATTGCCAAGCAGCGGCTGCAATGATCGGCATGTCATCACGCCAGGCATTGAACAACCCACCGATTGGTCCGGTTACGTTGTCGGCAAACCACTTACCAGCATCTTTCCATGCTTGCTGTATCCACGCCCAAGCATCCGAAGCTGCCTGTGATATTTGAGGCCAGTAATGGATAATCAGAATGATTACAGCAATCAGAGCGACAATTGACAGAATGACTATTCCTATCGGCGACGTTAAGAACAGGACCGCTGCCCCAAATGCCGTTGTTACTGTCGTGGCGACACCGGCAATAAGTGTCCAAATGGCTATGGCGGCGTTCACCACCAACCATGTTGCCACGAATACCAATAAGACCGAGACCATGTTTCGGAATGCCTCGGGGTTAGCCTTGATCCATGCACTCACGTCATTCAAGCGAGCTGTTAGCCACTTCAGAGCATCCAGGATAGCTTGACCAGTCCAGGCGGCTAAGGGCTTCAGGAAGTTTTCCCACAGCCAGATCCCCAGGGGCTGAAGGGCAATAAGTACCGTGTTGAGTAGATTTACAGCTGCAGTAAGCATATCTAGAAATACGGGACCTGCCGTTCGAACTAACCAATCGCCAAAAGGCTTGAGTATATTGTCCCATACCCAGCCCAGAGCCAAACCAATAGTTCCGCCTAAAGCGGCAAATGCTGCACCCAGCCGCGCTAGGGGTGCTTCCAGGGGGGCGAAGAACTCCTTCAACGCTTTCACAAACTCGGCCACTTTAGCTTTCATTGCATCCAGGGCACCTGTATCAACGCCAACTCCGCCACCGCCACCAGTTCCCGTATCTTCTGGTTTTAAAACGTTGAGTTGGTCAAAGGCAGCAAGCGCGCCCTTAGCAGCCTTACCAGCCGCCACGGTATTGTCCGCCAGATCACCAGTTCCAGTAGCAGCGGCCTGAGTATTTGCGGCGATTGCCCCGGTATCCAGGGATAGGCCAAACAACGCACCCACGACCGCGGCAAAATATTGAGTCAGGACAGTCAGCCATTTGATGACCGACGTTATGGCCGCAATCACCGGCGCAAAGATAATAATGGAATTGCCAAAGGCTTCTTTGAATTGTCCCCATGCGCCCGTAAGACCGCGCATTTCACCGGCCCAGGTATGAGCAGTCTTTTCCGCATTCCCCTGAGCGGCGGCGGTTTTATCTGTAATCAGCGCCAGGATTGCGGATGCTTTTGCGGTCTCGGAAACAGCCCCAGCGCCGGTATATAATCCAAGTGTCAGCGCCTTGTTTTTTATATCGGCTTCGCTTATGCTGATACCCAGCTGTTTCAATCCCCGCGTCATGCCCTGCATGGCCATCATCAATGTTTGCGCCATTTCGGTATCGGTGACACCGTAGAAAGTAGCCAGGTCTTCAGTCAGCTTTGTGAGTTGGATGGACATATCTGCCGATTGTCTACCTGTAAACCCTATGGCTACGGCGGCATTTTGAAGGGTCGCTGCCAGGCGAAATAAATCATCGTCGGCCATATTCACTTTGGCGGCTAGCGCGCTTAATTGCTGTATTGCGTAATTGGATTGAGCGCCAAATACCCCCCGGAACATATTCATTATTACCTGCATATCGGAGGCAGCTTTAGCCGCCGCCTTGCCGAATGAGATAAGAGCTGCTACACCGAAGGCGATACCAATGGCGGCGGCTACACCTTTGAGCGCGCCCATCAATCCGCCTAAGGCACCGCTTATACCACCTACGCCTTTGTTAAAGCCGGTCGAGTCCAGGGAAGTATCAATTTTAATGGTGCCGTCATATCCACCTGCCACTATCTACCTCCGTTGGTTTGTTGCAGAAACGCCCGTTCCTGTTCCTTCTCTTCGGGCGTACGATCGTCATGATCAGGTATGATAAACATTTCGCCCATTTCCTCGGCGGCATGGCGTTCCTCTTTTGAGGCTGTGCCGTTCTTAACCCGCTTGCGCATACTTACCAGGTTACAAAACACAGTATCAGCACCCAGATCGGCAAAAAGGGCTAGAAAAGCCCACCAATGGAGTTTGGCTGTTTCGAGATTTATTCCATGCGTCTGACGAAATGCAGAAAATATCAGGTTCGCATCCTTCTCGAACGAGAACAACCTAAGACCTTCTTCGTCCTCGGTTGCCACTCTCCCGCCGTTTAGAAATTTTGCACCCTGTTCAAGTGCGCCCTGCACGTCCTCGATGGGTTCCGGGTACAGGTTACTCAGCATAATCAATTGCTTCTCGTACCCGGTAAGATCGGGATCTTCGTAAGCCAGGCTAACCCGAAGGCAGTCACGAAAGTCAGTTTCGATAGGATACTCAATATCCCCTATCAAAACAAACGTCGGAAGTTCATCGGTTAGGATGTTTATGACATCACCCGCTTTTTGTGCGGCACCTTCTGATACTTCGCTACCTTTTGGGTTCTGGCAGGTGCCACAAACGAAGTGATACCTTCAAAGAATTGTTTGTAGATTTCCATATTGACGGAAACCATATCCCCAAACACCTTTTGAGAAGTTCCTTTCCCAAACAGATCATCGATTTTTGTTCTTATAATATTGTTTACTTCCCGATAAATTTCAAGCTTATCTGGAATGTTTAGCGGAGTTCCGTTTTCGTCAACGGCGGTATTGGCATCAATTTTATTTAGACGTTCCTTGTCGATAGGTTGTTGACTTAGCTCGCCATAGATACGGTAATATTTGTCAACAAAATTAATGTCCGACGGGTTAAATTCAATGTATTCCGGGCCGTCGTTAATCTGGATTTTCTTGACGCCAGTGTCAATTCGGATTGATTCCATTTAGGCCGTCCTTGTCGCGTCTATGTAATACCAAACCTCTTCAGAGCCCAAGGTGACCTTGATCTTGAGGTGATTCAGGCCCATGGTCAGCGCAGCCGCGCCGCTCTGCACTACTACATCATCATTGTCAGCATATTGCACAATAGTTGCGGTCGCCAGGGTTGACGCCATGGTGACTGTTGACGCTGCGATTGAGGTTGTATAAAGCTGGTTGTAGTGATCGGCGGCGAACAGAGGCGACAACGTACCAGAACCAAGGGTCAGAGTTGTCAGGACCGCCAGCACAGGCTTCGCCTTGAAGGTTGCAGTGGCAGCAGGCTTGAAGATGCCCCAGGTAGGATCGCCTTCGAAATTGATAGTGGCTCCGAGTTCTACGGGTGTTCCGCCATCCCCACCGAAGTCATCAAAAGACACGGAGACTGGCTGGTATTCAGCTTTGTAATACCCACCCGCCGGCGTCTGATATAACCAGACATTGCAAAGTTGGGTGACCGCATCGCCTGAAACATCGCGGGCAATCCGGGATGCATCCAAGAAGTCGGAGACCGCATCCCCAAACTTTCGTTTACCCGCAATCGGCATTTTGGGCGCATAGGAGTCCACGCTGATCGTGGCGGTATCGTTTGAAATGTACGTCTCATCCGTCAATTTCGGATTGTAGGCAATCTTGCCGGACTTGATACCGTCTCCAATCAACGACCAGACCGGCGAGATGAGCGTCCCGGTGTTGAGAAATGACTTGAATAAACTACGTTTTACATCTGTCGCCATGGTAACTCCTTAGCTCGCGGTGAATGCCAACGTGCTTGAATTGAACGTGCCCGCTGTCCGATCACCGGCATAGTTGACTGTTGCGGAATATTCAACGGGAGTACCACCATCGCCGCCAAAGTCCTCGAAGGAAATGGATACGGTCTGTTTTTCGGCAGGGTACGCAGTCGGTCCACCAGTCTGATATAACCAGATATTGAGGATGTCGGTTTGTGCAGCCGGTCCAACGGCGCGCGTAATGCGCAGGTTATCCAGGAACGTGAATGCCGCGTCCCCCACCTTCGCTTTACCCGAGAGCGGCATCTTGGGAGCGTAGCTATCCACGCTGATGGTCGCCGTGTCATTCGAGATATAAGTCTCGTCGGTGAGCTTGGGGTTATAGGCGATCTTGCCTGACTTGATGCCATCACCGAGCAGCACGTAAGTAGCCGTGCTCAACGGTGTGGTGTTGATAAACGTTTTGAACTGTGATCTCTTAACATCTGTTCCGGCCATGGTATTAACTCCTTATGGTGCTATTTGCTCATATGTGAGCTTGCAGATTAATTGGTAAATTCCGGTCTCGGATTGACCTTGCTCGTAAACAAAGCCCCATCCCATCGCCTCGATTGCCGTTGCTGTTTTTCCAGTTGCCAGGGTTGGCAATGTTCCGGCCTCGGTCTGTGTATCAAACCAGTCCGATAAGTCTTCGTAAAAGTCGAGATTTTCCAAGCGGACCTGTTCGTCGGCTGTTGAGAAAGAGGCCAGAAACATAAACGTAAACGCCCGCATAGACCCACCGTCAATATATTTTTCGACAACTTTCGTACCCGGCAAAGAAACAATCGAGTATCCTGTTGAGTTAGACCCCAGGAAATCAACCCCTAACTGAACGCCCGCCTCCAGGCCGCTGTATGTCAAGAGATAATCCTTGACTGCAGAGAGGACACTCATCCTTTTTCCTCAAGCGTATAACTCAGAATCTCATATTCCCATTGTCCCCGGACGGCATCCCATGTCAGAGTTAAATGTTTTACTTTGCCTTTTGATAAATCCATCCCATCAATGACAACCTTGTTTTCCTCGCCTTCAACATGTACCCGGATCTCGATTGTGTGTTTACCCATCATTTGCCTCCTGCAATGCGCCTGGCGCCCGTTATGGTAGTTTGGCCGCTAACGGCCTTCCAGCGCTCAAACCAAAATGGGCCTCTTAATGGCCCGGTGGCCGATCCGACCGCACGGGGTGAGTAGTAATTTTTTCTTGAGTAAGGCGCAATCCATTGGACGGTTCCCGATCCAGCGTCTGTACCCAGGATACCGGACATTATCATCATCCCTGTCAGGAGGGGCGTGTATGGCTCGCAACCCCGCAAGACTTCCGAGTCTACGAATTTCTGCGCGTCAGAATAGCGCCCCTGCCAGCTTCCACCCCCCCCATTGAACGCGCCGTCATTCCATTTCAACTCAGCCTTCATCGACGCATCGTTGATGATGATTGATCCGCGTGGTGTTTCGATAATTGGTGGTGTCATTGTCCACTCACCTTCCAATGGCGCATAGATGTGCTACCCATATCGAATGTATCGCAACTCTTGATGGTCACAACATCGTCATACTTTGCTTTTAAATTCGTGAGAGTAAACGCGGCTGAAGGAGGGGAAACAACCGCGTCATGGATCTCGTCCGTAACCAGCCCCTTGACAATCACATCTCCGACTGCGAGTGTCCAGAAGCCGGTCTTGTTAGTCAGCGCAGCCCACGGCTTAGGGTCAATGTAATTCGCACCGAGGGTAAGCGGGACATAAATCACGGCGCTATCAGCAGCGAGTAAGCCCGACCGCAGGATGTTTGACGCCTTCGTGTTGAACCAGGCGACAAGACCGATTGCGGTGCGCTGGTACTTTTGTGCACCGCCGCTGATATAGCCGTTGTACAGGGTAGCCAAGCAGTTAGTACGCATGGTTCTGCCTATCGTGATATTCGCCTTCGTTGAAGCCAGGGTACATCAGACCCGTAGAGGCAAGGTAGAGTTTGGCCGCCCTCGATAACTTCTCATTGTCCGAGAGGGTTGCATTGGCTCCGTCTCGGTAAGTCACACTGTTGGAACCGATGCTCTCGCTCTTGATGCCGCCCCCGCTGCCATCAGCCTCGTTAGTCTGGTAGGCCTCAGCGACTGCGCATGTGGCCATCTTGATCAGGTCGATGGTTGCGGTTTCAGTTGCAGCCAGAACGATTGCAGCTGCCCGGTTGAAAGTAACCTGGTCGATCACTGCGCTTGCGCGTAAGGCCAGGCGTGCAAAGTCAGCCGAAGCAATGGCCGTCCCTAAAAACGTACCAGTATAATACGAGTAAGTTGCATAGACGGCCATTGCTCATAACTCCTATTCAATAGGTTGATAAGGCTGATAAGGTTGAGGGTTCACAACGGGTTCCGGGTAAACGACAGGTTCTACGCCAGGAACAGTCGATCCCGTGGCCTGGGCCTTGGCATTGGCTTTTTCCGCTTCCGACAAGGCCAATTTAGCCTCTGACAATGCCAATTCTGCGTCGTTTACTGCCCGCTGTTCTGGCGTCAAAGGTTGGTCTTTCTCGGGGAGCGCGTCCGGTAGCTCGCCCACTTTCACGTAACCCAGCCGGTAATAATTAACGGCTTCGTTCTCTGGGACATCGGTTCTAACACCGGGTTTTTCTATGATAAATCGGGTCATTTCATTACTCCTTAGTTCTCACTATGCCGAGGCAAGGCTCTCAACAAAGTATAGATAACCGGTCAATACGCCGGCGGTTAACGCTGCCACAGCAACCGTGCAAGTAATTTCCCTGGGTACGGTCGTTTTTACCGCGGTACTTTCGGGAGTATTTGCCTTCGGCACAATTGCCTTGCGGCCAATCGATGAATAGGGTGCACCGCTCACAGCTACGGCGGTTTGAATATCATTGGTATTCTCAACGCTGATCGCAATCGTGCCGGTGTTGGTGCTTGCCGACGTGAACAAAGTATGCACTTCGAGAAACCCGCCGACAACAATCGCACTGGCTGGAAGGGTTACGCCTGTTCCATGTGCGGCAACGGTGCGATTGGCTACCGCGCCCGTATCGAAGAGGAACCGCGCCACTTGTAAGCTCCCTAATCCAACATCTCCGCCAAAGGCACAATTTAGTTTTTGGAGCCAATCTATTCCGACTAGATTTTGTTTAGGCATTAGATCGCTCCTTAAGTTGTCGTGTGCACGTAAACACCGTTGACGTGGTTGTCGAGGACAAACGCGTCGTGGTAGATCCGGTATTGGAGCTTGTAGGCGTCCATGGACTGGTTGATCTCAGGATCGAAGATTTTCAACTGAGCGAGTTTGGTCGCCTGGATAACAGCCGGGGGGTGGATGATCATAAAGTTGATGATCTTGCCAGCATTAGCATATCCGCCAGCGGACGTAGAACTGCCAGCGTCCAGCGTGCAGGTCGTATAGAACCGAGTCTGAGGCACCGGGATAATAGAGTTTGTATCCAGGGTCTGAACGCGCCGATCTACAGAGCCATCATTGCCCAGCATACGGGTGATCGAAGCCCGTAGCATCCGATTGACGGGACCGGACACAAAGATTAGACGCCCTTCGGGTGGAACTTCTACTGCATCCATTGCCGCATTTGCAGCATCGAGAGCGGCCAGAACAGTTGAGGTGGTCAGAACAGCGCCGGTGGTGGTAAGAACACTGGCCGTAGAGGCGTACTTCGCGAACCGGTAGGCATCAATTTCGGGAGCCACCTGGGTGCGAATGAACTCACCCGCCAGGGTGCCGAAAGCCATTCCCAGGCTCTCTTCATCATCCATGCGGTCAATCGAGAACTCACGGCCACGAGTAGCCGCCAGGGTCAGCGCTTCCCATGTAGCGGTCACGTCGCCTTTAGGGTAACCGGTCGCACGGGAATAAGTCCCTAGGCCAACAACGGAAGTTTTAAACACTTCCACGACATTCGCCCCACCAAAATTAACGGGTTTGGTGGGAGAATCCATCCGAGCAGTCAAGGACGCAACCTTGTAAACCTCATCCAGGATGGGCATAAATTTGGTAACTAAAGCAATTGAGTTTGCCATTACTTATTTTCCTTATTTGGCGGGTGGCAGTCCTGCGGCCTTTCGAGCCGCGTCTACTACCGAATCACCAAGAACTGATCTGTTTTGCCCCCCAGAAACGATCCTAGGGGTGGGTGTGTCGCTTTCGAACAGGAAGTCCTTTGAAGATTTGAGTGTATCGAGTTGCTCTTTCAGGCCCAAGATTGAACCGTCCTCGTTGAGCTTGAGCGCGTCGGCCTTAAGATGGGCCTTGACCGATACCATATCCCTGACTTTTGCGCCGGTTAGGGCGCTTTCAAGTGCATGATCGAACTTGAGCGAGGAGACCTGTTTCACGGCGTCGGCAGTTGCTTGGTCGTATTTGGTCTTCCACTCATCGGCGCTTTTCTTTACGCCTTCCACGTCCAGCTTTTTGAAGCCCTCGATGGCGGTCCCGGCCTCAGTCAACTGACCTTTCAGTCCGTCAACTTCAGCCTGTGCTGTGGCAAGTTTCGCTTTATGCGATTCGATGTCCTTACCATGCAGAACAACGATCTGGTCTGCAACTTCTTCTGAAACTCCGAGAGCAACTAATTCCTTTTTGTTCATGATCCTGTTCTCCTGTCTATACGTGCTGTCTAAAGAAAATCTTTTAGATGGCCTCTCCGCCATCAGGACTGCTGTTTTTTAAGTCTTCAGCATGACTGGTGTTCAAATATCTGACTGCGGAGCGTAAGTTATCCGTCAAGTCATCAAATAATCCTATTGCCATGTTGCACTTGTTGCAGAGTAATCCTCTGACTTTTCCAGTTTCATGGTCATGATCTACAACCAAAAAAGGCTTTTCTTCTGTAGGGGGTTTATGACATATTGCACAAACTCCAAATTGAGCCTGGAATAATTCCTCGTATCTTTTAAGCGATATCTCGTATGTTCTCTTCAAATACTTACCCTTAGATTCCAGCGTTGATACATCTACCTTTTCGGACAATTGATACACGGGGGGCATCTCTTGGCAGGAAACACACCAACGGATTTCAATCAGGGGATTCTTGTGATATTCAGCACATATCACCTTATTCCCAGGGTCCCAAGACCCTGGTTGAAATTCGTCTAGTATTTTTTCTTGACCACAACGCTTACATCTTCGAGTTTGTTCCATTTACTCCTCAACAAAAAAACGCCGCGCTCTGCCAGGTTCTAATCTGGTAAAGCGTGGCGTTTTCACGTCCCACTCGTTTATGCCGCGCCCTGCCCGAAAGCATGACGCTGTAACACACTTATTATATACCATTTGTGAAATAATGCAACTATTTACACCTCTTGCCTTTGAATGTTACATTTCACCTTGATCTGCGTTTCATACCATGAAATATACTGCTTGCAGAATGAGTAGAGTAACATCAGGAATGAACGCATCTCAATACTCATATAATCTATGCTCCCGACTGGCAATAAACGCTATAATAATTGTGTTGCAATAATTTTATTCTTTCACAAAGGATTAACCTATGAAAACCTGTCGATATTGCAATCGTGGAATGAAAGATGATGCCCAAACATGCCCAAGTTGTGGCGCTCCGCAAGAAGTCATCAAGCCGCCAGTGATAACTATTCCAAAGCCGCCTGATCCATTGATCCCGCTTTTCAAATATAATAACTTCGGTTTGTTCATCCTGGAGGTATACCCTAACCGGATTTCCATCGTGGATAAACGAGGTGGCACGATGGCTCTGGCCTTCCCCAAGAAATCGGATATCCTGATAAGGAACATTACTGGCATCAACTTGAAAGGTTGGGGCAGACACGTTGAGTTAACCCTCACCGATGGTACATTGCGCGAAATACCGATTATCAGTGGAAAGAACTCTGAGAAGATGCGCGAGGTTGTACTGGGATTGTTGTAATCTCATATCTGTTCCCTGACCCTTTGCCGCTGCAAATCGGTCTGACGAATGAAGTCACGCATCTGCGCCTGCCATGCAGAAACTTTGGCCGTCTCCGCTGAATTATCCAACCCGGCTGCGTCAAGCGCCCCTACCTGGCGCTTGAAATCCCTGATCTTGACTTCAATCGACCGTTGTATCTGTGATGCCTTATATTGGTCGATTTCATTTCCCTGGTAAGTAACAGTTTGACCGTTATAGTCGTTATTCAAGGCTTCCTGGCTGTAGGCGTTCTCGGACAATCCCTCAAAGAATGGGTAAAATGAATGCCTACAATTTATTCCACATAAACCAGTGACCGACCCGTAATCAGTTGATGACACAAAGTCTGGATACTTGGGGTTAGTTCCCGACCGACTGAATACCTTGCCCTGCCATACCTCATGGGTGGGTCGTGCGCCCGCGTGTGCGCTTGTCTGAACCAGATCCGTACCCATTTCATCGGCCCGCGCCATTGTAAGATTGCCGGTGGTCTGGGCCACCCCTGTTAGAACGGTACGCCTCATGCTCACATCCAATTGGTCAGCTTTCCCACCGTATTGGATCATCGATAACCCATCTGCCGCCACTTGCTTGACTGCTGCCCGGACTGCCTGGTCATAACTCATTGCACCTGACGACACTTGCATATAAGCCAAGTCCGCCGCATTGACAAACGCCTGTTGTCCAGTCAGCGCGGTGGTCATAGTTAGATTGCGCATGACTGCATTTGTTTTGCGCAGCCCCGCCAAAAGAACATTCAACATTGATGGCGATAGATTCAAGGGAATTGGATTAAGTCCAGCCGCCTTATAGATTGCATCGTCAAAACGGATTGCTTTTACACCGGCATCCTCAAACAGTTTGCGTAAAGTTGCTTCACTCTTTCCGGTCAATCGGGATAATTCTTCCAGCGCCTTTTCGTAGACTTTCCCACTCTCTGTGAGCCGTTGCATTTGCCAGGCCGCCGTACTTGTCATGTTTAATTTAACAAGACGCCGCGCAATATCGTTAATTACGGATTGATTGTATGTCTCGTAGAGATCGACAATCGGGGTTGATAAAGAATCGAACTGCGCCGCCGTAAGCATTACTTTCCTTTATTCATTTCTTTCATCAACTCATCCATTTTCTTCTGAATTGCAGCGCGTTCTGCGTCGGTCAACTTCGGGTCTTTCATCTGTTTTTTGAGTTCATCCATCTGCTGCTGTTTGCTCATTGGCGGTAAGCCCGCTCCCTTGCGTGCCGCATTTACTGTTGCGTCCATAGAAACTCCTTATTGATCCGCTATAATCCTACTTATCCGTATCGGTGTTGGTCTGGGTGCTACCACCTGCTCCATCGCCGCCTGTTCTTTTTTGGCCAATGGGTCATTTGCAGAACCAGGACTCCCCGCTCCCGCGGCCCCACCTGTGCCCGGGGAAGGAGCGAATAAACTCATCTCCTGCTGCTGTTCCCGTTGGATCTCAGCAACCATCTGCCGGGCAATTGTCTCTGTCTCACCATAGTTTCGCATCCTGAACTCATACTTTGCCATCAATCCAGCGGTCGTTACTTGCATATCCTGCGAAAGTTGCACGTCATGATCTGTGACTACCGAATCGTCCCAATCATAGACGGCCTCGTACTTTCCGGCAGGCGCGAGTTTGCCGATAGTCGCCCACGTATCCATAGCCCAGAGTAATTGTTCGAGTGCGTCCTCAAGTGCCTTTTGCGTATCCGTGATCGTGGCATAGGTGCGCTGTTTGGTAATCTTGATCTCCGTTGCCGTGCGGACCGTATCGCCGTGGGTATCAGTACAAAGCGTTCCCGATGCCAGTCCACAAACAAACTCGATCTTTTGGAGGATTGCATCTAACCCGGCAATGATGTTCTGCTCGCGCAGGGTTGGCGACCATTCCTCAAACATATTTGCAGTCGTATCGTTTGGCTCGATCGTCCGGTAAAGACGCTTGTTAGGCAGTATCGCCTTGCCGTTCTTATCCTTGCCAAAAGCGAGGGTATCTACGTACAGCGCCCGCTTGCCGCTTTCAAATTCCCAAAGCAAATCACCCCATTGTGTATCAGCGCTTTCGATTAACTCCACTGCTCTCGAGTAGCACGAAACGCCCAGAGGTGAAGTCGGATCGATGTTGTTAGCTAGTGGGAAGCGAAAGTATGCAAAGAGTGGCTTATCAATCCCGGTGATAGTCGCCTCTTCTTGTATATCTTTCCAGTCATCCACCTCGGACAAAGCACAGGGCATTCCTAGTGTGCCAAGTGATTGACTTCTAAATGCCTGGTTGCGGATGCTGCACCCGTCCGGCATCATGGCATGGTATTCAAGGCGGGTATAGTATTTGTCACCGATGGTGCGCTGATCACTGAATACACAAGAGGTGATGCGCCCGTTGGCGTCAAACGCGATGGGGTAGAACTGGTCAGCCTGAATATAATCCACACTGATATTCTTTCCGTTAATATAAGGCTTGACCATCAAACCGCCCTTTGCGCATCCGTACTCTACCTGTTGGCGCAGTTTATCCACGACCTCTTCGATCTGTTCTTGCAGATAGTCGCCACGCGCCCCGCCGCTGACTTCAACCTTTAACTCAATGGTCACGGCCCTGGCAATCTCACCTGCAATCGCAGCGGGCAGGTTGAGGGAACGAATATCACGGATGTTCTCGCCACCGTTGCCGCTGCCGTAAGCTGTACCCTGGTTGAGCCAGTAGGCACGACCAACATACATCTCCGACCACAGCATGAGCGCATTTGTCATGTAAATGGACGTGACAACGTTCACGCCTAAAGCTGATTTGACTGAGCCCTTATCTAACATTTTATTAAGCCACTCCCTTACCCATTGGAGGATACGACTAAACATTTAATCACCTCAATCAATGAATTCGCCTTTGATGGTCAAGGTCAGGGTTGTTGTTCCCGGCGATGTAACCGCAACCGCTTTCAGATAGGCGTATAGGGTTGTAGCAACACAGGTAAACTCAAACCCTACACTTCGCAGTGACGCCACGTTGAACGCAGACACAGGAGCGAAGTAATCGCTTGTGTTGATAGGAATAACACCCTTGCACTGCGCTGCATCGGCAGCGACCAGGGTGAAAGCCGCATTGTCAGCGGCAGGCGTTGTAATATTAGCGCCGAAGAACCACAACTCGTAAGCCAATGCGGCCACGCCTGCCAGGGTGATGGTGTGGATCATGCTTCGCTTGCCAGCCGCAGATCCAGCACCCGCGAAGGTTATCAATCCGCCCACCACATCCGCAATGGTATACACACCATTCGTCACGGTTAGGGTAACGGGGATGGAAAAACCCTTACTCACTATCGCAATATTTCCATCACCGTCTACTGATACTACCGATTGTGCATATTCGTTATTCGTCAAAAGTCTGGTCATGTTATTGTCCTCTACGTCTCCAAATCATATTGGTTGAATATCTCACGCTATCGATTGCGTGATTGTTTTTGTCCGGGTAATCAGCAATTAGATCCCCGTCAATTGTGCGTTCAAATTCATAATCCAAGAACTCTTCAGCCGAATAGGGCGCACGTTCGTTGTCAATTACAATGGACTTTAAGGACGCGAGCCACTTCATGCTGTATTTAACTGACTCGGGACCCTTTTCTGCGCCACGAGCTGAGGCGCCGTACTCCCTGAAGTCAGCCACGCTCTTGGGCTCCGCACTATCGCAAATCAGGGTATCCTCCGGCGTCATGCCCAGGCCCCTTGTGATGACCTTGCCCTTCTCGTCTCTCGTGCCATATAGGACAGTATATAAATCCTTGTTGGACATCTTCCATGTTCGATACTCGCCAAAGATATAGAGTGTCATCCTGGCTGCGTCATAATGCACCCGCGAATAATGCGCCGGGTCGGGGTAGAAGCCCCAGTCAAGGCCATGTGTTACCCGGTCGAATTGTGCAATCTCTTCGTCGGTGATCTTGCGAATGATCACGTTTTCAAACACCTGGCCACCCGTTCCGTTGACAATGCCCAGGTATTCGTGATCGTAAGCCGCGGGGTTGACCGCCTGTAAATGCTCTGCTTCTTCCAGGAACGTCTTACCCAGCCATTCAGCGGGGACAGTCGTGTAATCGCTCTTGTGCTGGTACTGCGTCGCCTTCGGGATCTGGACATATTTGTTCGCCCAGTTCTGTGACGTTCGGGGCGGGTTGAAGTTCTTGAATATAAACGCTTCGTCGCCACCGCGGATGGCAGACTGCTCAATCGAGCGCACCTGCTCGGGGCCGTGGAAACTGTCCAACTCTTCAAACCACAAGATACCGATATAGCCGAATGCCGGTTTGATTGACTTGATCTTCAACGGGTCATCGGCGCCCCGGAAATAGATTTTCTGCTTTGTTGGTAGGTATTCAATCTCAAGCGGGTTGGTCGTGCATTTGAACTTGTCAGACAACCCCAATTCACCAATAGCCCATTGCAACTGCGAGAACACACTATCCCGTAACGTATTCCCAACCTGGCGACAGGCAAGGGCATGAAGTTCGGGGTTATTGACCAGCAGGTAGATCGTTACCAGACTGACAAAGCTAGACTTTGTAGATCCACGTCCCCCAAAGAACAGGTATTCGGTATGCCGGCGGTCCCGAATGTCGCGGTAGACGTTTAGGAACGAGGGGGCGATAGCATCGGCGGGTAGGGTGAGCGGTTGCGCCTCAGCGGTCTGATTGTCAGACACATCAGAGGGAGGTGCAGGCGGACCGTCAATGTGCTTATATAAGAATTGCGCCATGCCAAACCAGTCGTCGGGGCTAACATCCATGACTTTACCATTGGGTAGCTCAATCTTGCCTTCGTGAATTGCTCTCCAGAGTAAATCAGCCATTAAACGTTTACGAGCGACGTGTTTACCATCGCTTGTTTCAACCGTCCTATTGCCCGCGATCTCAAGTATCATGGTTAATGTTCTGTCTTTATGCGGACGTCCATTTGGATTTCCGCTTTGGCCCTTCCGAAATGGCATTGTTTCCTTTTTGTTTTACAACGGCAAGCGCCGCAACCTCTAATAGTATGCCTGGATACTTCGCCTCAAATAGTGCCACGATTACGGTGGGTTGTACCACTTCCACTAAATCAAGTGTCAAACGGATACCGCCATCAATCATCGTTTGCACCTTGAATACCTGCGCCTGAAAGCGGATAGCAGTAATTTCGCTCACTCTTGTACCTTATACACCTCGGCGGCGAAGCTAATCGCGTTCACTGCACCGCCCACAGCGCGGGCACAACTGGCGGGGACCATCCTGCTAGCGTGCCCCATGCAACTTCTGTACGCTGGTTTGCAGCACTAGCCGCCAATCACCGGTATCCAGTGACTGCTTCCAGATGGGCGTGACGTTGATCGTCAGGCCGTGCTTCTCGCACAGCGCCTTGTACTCGGCAATAAATTCTTCAGCTAATTGCTGTTCTGATTTCTGCTCGTCCATCGGTATCCTCCTATGCCGCATCGAATATGCCAATTGCAACTAGGGCGGCGACTACATCACTCACGGCGGCCCAGTTATTATGTCCCGCCTTGGTGGGTTGAGCTGCGGCTGCATGGTTATAAAATCCTTCTAGGGCCGAACATATAACAACACTACCGCCGGACGGATTAAGCTGCAATAAACCAAAAGAGCCACCGTGGTAGTTCTGGATAGACATAATGTTTGTCGCGTTGTCATATTGCATCCAGCCTCCCCAAAACTGATTTGCTCCATAACGAAGACCAAAAGCGGTTGTTCCGCCGGCATCACTGTTGTAAACAACAACGCGGGTTGGAGCGGCTTGATTTTTATGTAGTTCCAACAAATCTCCGGCAGTTGTTGCAAATCCAACACTGATACTACCGTCAATATTGAGCCTGAGTTGGTTGGGGTTATTCTCGGTATAAAGTACAATCGGGACACAAGTGGCACCCGAATAACCCGAATGTAAAATGAACGCATTTAGTGTGTGGTTATAGATAAATTCTCCCCATATCGCCGACCCAATAACTTCAGGGGTTGACCCCGGAAAGAGAGCAAACCCTATGTCCTTGCTGCTATCTGCGGGGCCACTAAATAAATCCAGAAACATACCGTCAGTAGCATTTTTGGGTTTGATAGCAAGTCTACTTTCGGCACTCCATCTTTCATTGGTCAGCCGAAAGTGTTTTGAATTTGGTCGTAAATATATCCCAGGGGTCGCGGGAGGTGCGATGTCTCGGGTCAAGGTGTCTTCTAGCACACTTTGAATACCATCCGCGTCAACAATACGAATTATTGTCGCGTGGTCATAAATAGGCACGCTGTTATCTGTCGGGTGGGTACTGGCCGCAGGATCATAATTAATTTGTACGGGGGTGCTCCATGTCGCCCAATTATCGCTGGAATCACTGTAATGAATGCCAAGTGTACTTATCCAATGATCCATGTACAAACGCCACGTAGTAGTATTTAGTTGTACAATGCACTCCCCTTCATACACCGCAGCGAATCCTGCCCAGTTTCCAGTCGTTTGCGGCGTATATGTTCCGGTACGTGTACTGGATGAAGCATATTGTATGAGGTTAGTGGTAACATCTTTATACCAAAGATAATATGTTCCTGTTTTTTTAACCAGGAATGGGTCAATTTTCTGAGCGCTCAGGAGCAATGTCGGCGCTCCCCATGTTGTCAATGCAGTATTTGTAGCCGTGATGAGGTATAGGGACATGTTCGGGTATGCTGCCCCGGCTGAAAATGTAATCGACACCGACCCATCGGCATCATCGACAAACCATTCTGGAGCCCAGGTCTTAGTTGATCCTAGGCCTGTGGCAACATCTGCCAAAAGCGTCCACGGGCCGCGTAGACTTGGGGCGCTGGCAATTCTAAAACTACTCCCAGTGACCATGCCACCAACCTGATCTCCGCCCGTCCCATTGTCGCTCGTGACTGATGTGTATGCAACCCAGTAAGCACTGTTGTATTTCATAATTGACGGATCGCGAAGCGAGATAATCGCACCATCAATGTAGACCGGAGCAGCATAGGGAGAATCCCATGTTGTGCCATTACTGGATGTTAATATAATTAAGCCCGCGCCAAAAAGGCTTTGAAATGTAGACATCACATACATACCGTCGATAATGATCCCCATCGAATCAACCAAATCCGCAAAATTCGCTTCACTGGGCACGTCGCCCGTGTTGAAATATCCCTTCAGAGTTGCTTTATCTTGTACTGTCATATCATCACCTCGCTACTTTCATAATTCCAACTTCTCCGAACCCAACGGCCCAGAGATCAATCAATCGGGTCAATGCCCGCAATCTTAGTAATATGTTCCATACCGCAGGCACTACCACATAATCAGACGATAGGTCGATCTGCGTCAGCCATATTTCTTGATTTGTCATGGCCAACCCCACGGTATACGTCCCGCCTACCGCGTAAGCATGGCTCATCTCTACCCCGCTTGTCACGGCTTCCGGCGCGGTTCCATCCCCGAAATAAACTGTGGTCGCAGGTGCGCCCGCGCCGAAAGTAAATTTCGGGGTAGTTGCCTGACCGTTAGTCACCAGGACTTGATAGGTAAATTGCACAGGCGCATTCTGCTCCAGCACCATCCTTCGCATTTGTGGTTTCATGGATGCACCTTCACCTAAACACAATATTCGCGTGACCCGTGATTATGGACCACACCAGACTGATTACCGATATTCCCAGCGCCGACGATACCCAAATAAAAACACGCAGCCAGGGCATGAGTTTTTCAATGTCCTTCAACCTGAGAGCGTGGTCGTCCAACGAGGTATTCACGTCCACGCGCCAGAGAGGGAGTGTTGCCTCAGTGGCATAATTTTGACGCTCAATCGCTTTGAGGCGCGTCTCCCTGTCAAGTCCAGCAGCCATAAGGTCGGCTTGTTTTGTGGTAGTCATTGTCAAGTTGCTTGCATCCAATACGCGATTGTCGGAATCACTCTTCTCGATGGCATGAATACGCGCGTCCATGGCGTCAAGTTTCCCCTCCATCCTGGAAACGGTTATTTGGATGGATTGCAGTTTTTCGAGCAGGACGGCGGTGGAGACACTCGGGGTCATGGCAATTTAACTTGCTCAGCAGGCGTCGGGTATACAGTTTGCATCCGTGCGGGCGTTTCGATCACGGTATCAGTAAAGAATATCCTGATGATCGCCCCCACGATGGACGCAACAAGCAACACCACCGAATCAACAATAACCGCCGTGTTGGGGTCAATTACTTTGACGAATGCGGCCACGGCGGGAATGATCGCGGACAGGAACGTGAAGAAGGCTAACCATAGGGTTTTTGACGCATAAAATGGTTTCATATTTTCCTACTTTCTTATAGCGCCAGGTGAAAACCTGGAATATATCCGAGAAGGACCACGATAGCGACGATAATCAGGATGCAATAGAACACCCACCGAATAGCCGCCAGGGGTGGCGGGAACGGTATGATCGAGATCAGATACCACAAAAGAGCGAACACGATCACGAGAATAAGAATTGTAATTAGAATACTTGCCATGTTGGCTAACCTTTCCTATAAATCCATGAAATATATTTCACGGGAATGTCAGACACATAAAGAAAGTTGTAAATCGCAATGCGCAATCCGAAACGTAGATCGAGCCGAAAGAACTGGAACTTATTCATGGGGGTATAAACGCCCCATTGTCCGTCTTCGGTTGGGTAAACACTCACATAAGTTTTCATGTTAGCTAACCTTTCGTAACGAGAGATAAACCGCTTAGCCCACACCAGCGCTCTTGCGTCTGGCTAATTTTTACCCAGCCGTTTTGCGTCGCGTAGGCGGTTACGGGGGGGGATAATTTGGTAAGGTATTGATCGGCTATCGCGCCGACCACGATCGGGTAATTCGTGCCTGGTCCCTGGCGTATCGTCAGCACCCACGTCCAACTATTTAACTTGTATTGTGGGAAAGTAGGTATGGTAGGTGGAGGTAAAGGGGCGGGAGCCGGGGCAACACCTCCGATCCATGCGGACATATCGCCGTTGAAAATATCCAGATCCATCACCTCAGTCTCGCCAGGTAGAATAATGTGGTCGGAAAATTGACGGAATGTTTGTTTAGGCTGCCCGGGAACAAGGATATTGGAATTGACGATCTTGCTTTTGACGTCTGTTTTGCTCAGTACGCCTGACAGGACCCCTAGGTTATCCAGGTTATTTGCAATTGTGACTAGCTGTTCCCACGAAACATGGTAAACACTGCTCACGTTGCGATCAAAATAGCAGGCATTGGCCAGGTCGTAATCGCCCAGCCATGTCGCCATTTGCGGAGCGTATCTTGTTACCCATTGAGCCGTGTAATTCGCGAAGGGTAGCCCGCTGGCTTTGGCGAGTTGGGCAGCCTGGAGAAAGTCGCCGCTGATATGGGCCGCGGTCAATTGTGGCACTGTGCCAGCATAAGTGTGACTGAGTGTGCCCATGTATTTAACCCAGTCGCTCCACCATTGCTCATCATCGTTCCACAAAAACGAGACATTCCATTTGCGAGCACGGGTTATCAAATTATCAATTTGCGTAGGTATGGAAAGCAGGGGATCTACCCACTGATACAATCCGGTATAGGGTATTCCACGGTCCTGCATTGACTTAATGTGACGCTCCGCCCAGTTATCGTTTTTGGCGATACCAAAGTCCCAGTTCCCAGCAGGGACATGCGACTGATAGCTGCTGACGTCAAAACCTATAGCGATTGCCATGTGCGCCCCTTCAATATGTCCCGAATAGTCCCCAGGGAAATATGGAATATTTTAGAAAGATATGAAACCGATTTTCCATCTTGTCTCAACTTGCGAATATCAAAAACCTGTACAGGGGTAAGTTTGGCAGTTGTTAATTTCGTTATTTTATTAGGATAATCTCTTAGGGCGAATTCTCTGTGTTTATTCCTTGTTTCCTCCGAAACGATTTTTCCGCTATTTGCTAAACTTACCTTTTGTTTAAATTCGTCTGAACGTTTTTTACCCGTTTGGGATTTACTCGCCTTAGCGTGAAACTCGGGCGTATTATGAGTTACCAATTGAATATTACTGATTTTCTTTTTGGTTGCTTCGGTATGCTTTCGTCCTAAGCTATTGCCTGCATGGAGGCAAATGTTATATTCCGGTTGCCACGAATCTATAAGCGCCTGTTCATAACGCAGAAGTTCAAATGGCTCACACAACATTAATACCCGAAAGTTGAATGAGAAACCGCCATATTTTTCAAATGCTCTCTGTAAATGTATCGAGTGATGCCGTCCCCCTCTTAGATTTTTGAAGTGATCGTATTGACGCTGGGCCAGATTAATAGACGATCCAATATACCGCTTACCGCTTGCGCTATTCTCTATGCAATAAATTCCGCCTAGCACGTTAGCCATACACTCCTAGGGTGAATCAAAAACCGCCCGACGCAAATAATATGCGCCAGGCGGTAAACTCTGACATACCCGTGAATTCAGATTCATTGTAAGCCACAATGGCGAATTGTCAAGCGGTACGCCGGCTAATCAGGTCGGCCAGCATCCGATCTGTGTAGCACCAATGCCACTCCGCCCCGCATGCGCATTTCCCGTGCGCACTCTCAAGGATGACGCAACCAATCTTCAGCATGACGCGGGACTTGCCATGGACGTCGACAGGCCAATAGCAACCGATGATCGAGTGGCACGTCGAACACGCTACGCGATCTGCGCTCTGCGTAATATCCGCTGGCGCAGCTGCCGTCCAGGTCGGCTCCTGGTTTTTATGGATGATGTCGCCTGTTATGCTCATTTCTCATTCTCCTTTTCTGGTGTCGTCTCAAATAAATTCGGCTGCATCTGCGCCAGGGCGATGCGCTTTTCTGAAACGTCATAATATTTTGGGTCGTTTTCGATGCCTATAAAATTTCGGTCATTTTTTATCGCTGCCAGCCCAACCGATCCGGATCCCATAAATGGGTCGAGGATAACTTTACCCGGTGTTCTGGATATGATAC